GAACGTTGCGAGGGCCACGGTACCATCATCCAGAACCCGTGCCCCAGCTGCATGGGCCACGGCCGTGTGCGCACCACGCGTACCGTGGGCGTTACCGTGCCCGCCGGCATCAACGACAACGCGCGTCTGCGGTTGGCCAACCAGGGCGAAGTGGGTGAGGGCGGCGGCGCTGCCGGCGACCTGTACATCGACATCCGCATCAAGGCGGATAAGCAGTTCACCCGCGATGGCGACGACCTGCACTGCTGGATTCAGGTGCCGATGAGCTGGGCCGTGCTTGGCCACGATCTGTCCATTGATACGTTCGATGGTGAGAAGACCGTGTCCATCCCGGCCGGCTGCCAGACTGAGGACACGGTGACGCTTAAGGGACTGGGCGTCACGAACATCCGCAACAAGGACGAGCGCGGCAACCTCATCGCCCACGTCAATGTGCTTATCCCCACCAAGCTCAACGAAACCGAGCGTGGCCTCATCGAACAGTTCGCCGCCTCGCACGATTCAGGCGCCACGCACGTCTCCCAGGCATCCCGTCC